GATCGCTACTGGGGTCTTCGGCTTGTCGACGACGAGCCGCCACTCCCCATCGCCCTCGTCCCAGGCGAAGGCCCCGCACGAACCTGCCAGGAACTTGATCAGGTCATCCGACCGCTGCGGTTGATCGACGACGACACTGAGCGAGAAACGAGGGTGCACGGCGCCCTCGATCCCGCTCCCGTCCGGAACCATCTCGCTCGCCCACTTCGAGAGCTCGAGCGCGTCCCACTTGTTGAGATGAGCTCCGGGAACGAACGCCGCGATGCCGAACAGCGAGTCCGAGATGGCGTCGTTGATGATCCACGCCGGGTCCATGGTGAACGACTTCGCCCAGGAGCCGTCCCAGACGGCGCCTGTGTAAGTGCGCGCGATCGGGTCGTAGACGGTGGCCGGCGGAACGCTGACGATCTTGGTGTCGTAGATGCCCTCGATAGCCGGCAAGCCGTTGAAGTTGTCGCTCGCCTGGCCGTAGATCTGGAGCCACGAGAGGCCACGCCAATCCTCGTGATCGCCGAGCTCCGACGTGAACACCGCCGTCATCGACTCCCACTGGATCTGGCGCTTCTCGAAGTTGGGGTCGTTATTGACGGTGTCCGGCTCGAGCAGCCTGACCTGAACGTCCCAACCCTTGTTGGCGTAGTCGCCGGTGTTCGGCACCTTGATGCGGACTTCCTTGACGTAGGCGCTCGTCGTCTTGCCGGTGATCGTCAGATATTGTCCGCCAGTGGTGGGGTTGCCTGCGATCCACCCGTTGAGGCTGACGAAAAACCGCAGAGGACCACTGCCGCCGCCCTGGTCAAAGCTGAAGCCGCCCGGGTCGTACGCCGGGTAAGTGTTGCCGTTGGCGGCGAACGGGTTGATCCAGGTGGTCGTCCCGACCGGCTTCATCTGGATCTCGAGGTGCAGCGTGTTGCCGAAGATGCCGCTGTCGCTCTGCTTGGTGAGCTGCTGAAGAACAAACCGCAGATCGATCGCCTCCGCGCCCGTGTTCGGCACGGTGCGTGAAACCCATGGCCCCGGCGCCGCGGCGTTGGGATTGGGGATGTCGACGCCGACGACGATGGGCGCGCCGGCCGAGCCGAGCTTCAGCTTCGCCTTTTGCGGGAACTTGAGCGGATCTCCGTCAGCGAAGATCGCGACGACGCCCGGAAAATTCTCCTTGCCGGTGACGTCTTCGATCGCAGTCTGGTTGATGCGGATCGACTGCATGCCGTTGACCGGGCCCTTGATGGGCCCGGCGCACAGTCCGAGCAGGCCTTCGAACGTGTCGGCCGAACGAAGATTGTCGGGCTTCTGAACGAAGCTCCCGCCACCCCCATCTTTTCCGCCGCCGCCGGCTCCTGTCAGCATCAGGAGCCTATGCCCTCACCGCTGTGGTGAACTCACGATGGTGCTGTGGATTAGGCGGCGAAGGCCCGGCGTGGTGGAGTGCTTTTGAACGACATGCGGTCCTGGACTTCCTTGATGCCCAGGACACGGCGCCCGACCTCGCCGTAGGTGCGGCTGCGGAGAACCGCCGTGATGCATTGCCGGCTATGGTAGCCGTGATCGTGCGCGTACTTGTCGGGGGCAGCGAGGATGTTGAAGCTCTCGATGATGACCCCTGGGTGCTCCTTTGCGACCATCTTGTGGTGGATGTGGCCGATGTCGATGTAGTGATACTCGGTCTCGCCATAGTCCTGGCGGAACTCGGTGGTGATGACGCCGCACAGCCGGTCAGGGCGGCACTGATCTGAGTGATGGGTCATGACCAGCGTGTTGCCCATCCGGTAGCCTATGAAGACGTTGTCGTTGTTGAGGACGTTGACCCGCTTCGGATCGAAGGCGACGCGGAGCAGCTCGGCCATCCAGATGTCGTTGGTGCGGCTGTGGTTGCCCTGGTTGACGATCACATCAACGCGCTTCGCCTTGGTCAGCGCCTTCTCGACGATCCAGCGCATGACGCGGCTGTAGACCTTGATCATCTTCGGGAAGCGGCCGTCGGCGTCGAGACGGTGCCCGCTCGCCTCTGTTTCGGCCTTGAAGTTCTCGTAGTGGGTGAAGTCACCGAGATCGTTGATGACGATGACCTCGGAGCTCGGCAGCTCGTCGATCAGAATGCCGATCGCGCCGCACAGCTCGGCCTCGGCGATCTTGAGGTCGAAGTTCTGGCCAGTCTCGGCGGCGTGCGCGAGCATGCCGAAGTGAGCATCGCCGATCTGGATCCACGGGATAATATCCGACTGATAAGCTGGCGGCGCCTTCGGGACGATGATCTTGGGCGTCCCCTCGAGGAAAGCGTCAATGGCCTCCTGGATCGACGCGACCCATTGCTCGTCGTCAATGTTGAAGCGGACCCATTCGTTCTTGATCTCGCCATCCGCGCCGAAGTGGACGGTGGTCTTGGGGACGAAGCGCCCTGGGGGCGCTGGATGGTTCATGCCATAGTCCGGCGCGTAGCCGTGGCGTGACGCCTTCTTCTCGACCGCCTTCAGGCCCTTCTGGATCATCTTGCGGTGGATACCGAGCTGCTCCGCAGCCTTCCGCGTGCTCCCAGTCTCATTGTAGGCGTCGATGTATCGAGCCTGCGCGGGCGTCGCCCAGCGCTTCAGTTCGGGGTCTACCTTCATAGGGTTCCTCAACTGGTCGTTGCGGGGAAGGACGTCGTCACCAACTGGTTCGAGTCCGCCTGGATGGAGAGCCAGTGACCGCCGAGCTTGTTGCGCCCCCATGCGAGGATGATGGGCGTGCCGATGGCCACGGTGTTCCTATTGATGCCGAGGTATTTTGAAGGTGGAGGATCGTTGGCTTTGTCAGTGGTCGGAGCCTTCATGAGCAGCTCCGAAATTCCCATGAGCGCCATGCTGGCGCCCAGCGAGATAAGTGCCGCGGAGATCGCGGTTCCGATGCCAGGCACGAAGACCGCAATGGCGATGAGCGCCGCTCCGATGATAATCTTGACCACACCACCGCCGCCGAACATCGCCGGCATCAGGTGGAGCTCGTCATCGTCGGTCGATGCCTGGAGCTCCTCGAGCGAACTGTAGCCAATGACGTCGATCGCCATGTCTTGAGGCCAGCCCGGTAGTTGCCGAGACAACCCCTCGATCGCGTCGGCCGGCACATTCGTCCGAATGAAGTGCTCGTGACCGCCACAGCGCTCGGCGAGGAGGCCATGAAGAATGACCTTCATACGGTCACCACGATGCCGTCGACGACGGCGAAGCTGTGGACGGTCGGCTCACCGTCCCGTACACCGACGATGTGATGCGTGAGGGCCGGCCACTGGCTGAACCCCTGCATGTCCTCCTCGGAAAGGTTCGGATCGCGGCCAGGGTGGGTATGCCAAGTGGCAACAGCACCGGCCTGGACGAACGCCAGGAAGGAGACGGGCTCGATATGAAAGCCCTTGACCGGTTCGGTGTGCACGTTCGGCAGCTGGACGACGTCACCGCTGGAGGTGATAACGCCACAAATCTCCGGCTCACCGAACCGGAGATCGTCCGCTTCGACGAACTCAAGAAGCTTGGAGCTTAAATCGGTCACGCAGGAGACTCCTGATGTCGGTTTCGGGAAGGACCGGGCGAAGATCCGGCACGTCCGGATGGCGCAGCACGAAGCAGGTCGTGTTGCGGAAGAAGTCACGGAACGGGTCGTCGCGGCTGAGCTGGCCCCACAAGTGATGGACTACCGTGTTGTCGCCGACGTAAATGACCAGGTGGTTGGGGGAGCTCTCGCCGACAGCGCAAGCCAGGATGTCTCCTGGCCGCAGATCCTTCGGCTTCCAGTCGGTGATCATGAAGAAGCCGTCGCGCTCGTAGACGTCACGGATGATGTCCCGCATGTCCGAACGCCAATCCGACGGGCGAGCGTAGTTGGTGAGCTCGATGCCGAAATTGTCGCGATAAAACTCGACGACCATCGAGTAGCAGTCGCGCACGCCGTAGAGAAACGACCGGCCGACGAGATGCTGATACTTCATCATTGGATGGTCACCGCGGGGAAGGCCGGCGGGTGGTAGCGCCGGTGCGGCAGCGTGTAGCTGAGCGCGTCCGAGGCGGTGGCCAGCTGCAGGTTGATGAGCATCCGATGATACTCTTCGACGCGCTTCACTCGGTAGACGTGCCTCTCGTAGATCGGCAGGTCATTGACCAAGTTGTCGAGCAGCAGCTCGAAGTGGACCAGCGTCGCGCTGTCGAGATAACCGTCAAACGCCAAGGGCTTGAACGGCGAGAGATCCATCGTGCCGTCACCGATGATGAGCCGAGGGGCGGTCGCGGACCCTGTGGTTGATTTCTTGAGCCCGGTGAACGCGATCGGCAGAGCCTCATATGTCTGCCCCTGCCAGGTGACCTCGTTGTCGCCTTTGAAATAGACCGTGCCGCCGCCAATAGGGGTCAGCTGGAACAGGTCGATCTCGCCGTCAGCGACTAGCTTCTGCGAGTCCTGAATATGTTCGATGGGAATCCCGGTCACTGGCAGCATGTATGTTTGGCTGCTCGCGGTGGACTAGTGTTAGCTGTGGATTAGACTTGGTCACTTAACGAAAAGAGGGGGCCGCTCGGGCCCCCTCCCTAATCGCGTATGCCTTCCATTGGTCAGGCGGTCGTGGTCGTGGTCGTGGTCGTGTCGGTCATCTTGCCCTTGATCACGCGATAAAGGCTGCGACCCAGGTAGAACAACGACACAGCACCAAGCGCGGTGCCGCTGGCGACGTCGATGAAATGGACCGCGATCTCGGTCGGGAACCAGCTGAAGATGTGGCCGATGATTGCGACCACCGAAAGCGCGCCCGTGCTCGCTCCCTTGATCGCGTCGTTGATGTGCGCTTGCTCGTCCAAGAGTTGTACTCCTTTGAATAGGACCGGCCCGTCGCCGGGCCGGTCCCTGTTTTAGGCCGCGTACAGCCGTCCCGGAGCCTTCGTACCGACCTCGGCAAGACGGCCAGTGGCTTCGGAAGAGGCGAGCAGCAGAGGCCGCATCTCCCACGGCATCGCGCCGTATTCCTTCTCGCTGAAGGAGAGGTTGAAGCCCTTGGTGATCTGCACCTTCGGCGCGATGTAGACGACCGGACGGTTGAAGTTCGCCAGCGTGCCGACGATCTTGACCGAGAAGAGGTCACCCTGGTCCATCGACCCGGCTTCCATCTCCGTCACGACCCAGACAGACGAGCCGATCGGGAAGGTCATCCCGGCCGGAATGTCGTACGGATCGGCGATCGCAACCGTGTGATCGGGCGCGGCGTAGGTCGACACGGCCGAGCTGCGGGTCGGGAAGACGAGCTCGGGGGTGTCCGGGTGCTGGATCAGGAGCGTCGCGCCGGCGGGGATTGCAGCCGCAGCGGCGGGGAGAGCACTCGCGGCTTCACCCGGGATCGGATCGCTCTGGATCGTCAGCGACACGGCGCCACCGGCCGCGGCTGCGGACAGCTTGCCGCGCAGCGGCTGGATCGGAGCGCTCGCGAGACCCTGGGCACGCAGGAAGTTCTCAGCCGAGTACTCCCGGACGCTGCCCGTGATGCTCGACTGCACGTTCGTGCGCTTCGAGTCCACGACCACCTGCGAAATGCCGGCGGTGAGATCCAGGTTCGAACCGTCGATGACGACGGCGATCTGCTCCGAGAGACCCACTGAGTGGTCGTCAGGGGTAAGATCGAAGACGGGAGTGTTCCCGAACTTGTCCAGCATCAGCACGGCGCTGGACAGCATGAAGGCGTTCTTTTTGACCACTTGCGGGGCTCCTCAGAGGGTGGCGAAACTTGCAGTTCACCCTTTGCGAGCGCGCTTCCCCGAACTCACGGAGAAGCGCGGCCACCGCAATCCACCGTCAAGTGATGACTCCGATGATAATTCCTAGCGTCCGCTCGGCTCGAGTGACCTTCCGATCGTCGATCAGGTCGTCATGTTGGAGAGGCTGGCCGGTAATGATCCGCGACTGCTCGAAGCTCGCGCTCATGCGGAAGTCCCCGACCTCGCGATCGAGAGGCTCGACCGCGGCCCAAATCGCCACCGGATCGGTGTAGCCGTCGTCCCGCTCCAGTTGGGTGACAGTGTCCACCACCTTGACGCGGCGCTTCCACTGGACCTGCTGCGTCGCCTCGAACAGGCGCCAGCTGATCCAGATCGTCCCCTCGGCCTGCTCGGACGGGCCGTTGTTGCCGACAATGAAGTGTGAGCCCGACGGTGTCCGCAACACCATGCCGGGTTTCAGCGCTGTCTTGACCTTGGTGCGAAGAACGTGGCGCGAATTGACGAAGGCGTAGACCGGGATCTGCTTCTGGTCGGTCTCGGACATGACGCCATGGACAACACCACTGCCACCCTCGACGACGGTGAAAGGCACCTCAAAGCGACGGCCGACTTTGCTCAGGCTGGCCATGATCAATACCCCGGGTTGTTGTGGACGAGCTGGATGTCGAAACCATCGATCAGCCCTCCCGAGTTAGGGATAGCTTCAGGCACCTCGATCGGCTCCTTGAACTTGACCTCGATCACGCCGAGGTGGGGGTGCCGGTACTGGAACGGCTTCCAGGTGCCGTGCTCCTCGTAGAAGAGCTCGAGCCGGCGTGCGTTGAAGCGCGGGTTGGTGGAGATGTCGTACTGATCATCTCCCTTCAGATACCAGGTCACCCCCTGGAGCTTCACAAGGAAGGTCTTCTGGAACGGCACGTTCGGCTTGGCTGCGAACGACCAGCCGTTCATGGACACATTCTTGCTCGCCTGCGGCGGCTTCGTCCTAGGCACCATTCGGCCGGGACAGAAATCGAATAGCTCCAGCGCCACCTTAACCTCCTTGCGAGACGTGCTTGATGAGCTGCTTGGTCTGCCCACCTTTGATGATGTCGTCAGCGATGACGACCAGGACGTCGTTCGGCTTGAGCTGGGGCTTCTCACCCTCCTGGACCACGTAGACGTTCATGTGCTGCTCGGCCGGAGGAGGCACGATGACCTTCGGGGCGAACGCGCTCAGCGCCGCGGCGCCGCGCTCGTTTAGCGAGCGCATGAAATCCACACCGACGCTGTCGACCGCCTTCTTGCGCGTGACGAACTCGCCCTTCGCCAGCTTGCGAAGAACGCTATCACGGTCGGGCACGCCGTCGCGGATGTGCTCGCCCCGCAGAGCTCCCGGGATCTGACCTCCGTGGAGGAACCCACCGGTCGGGAGACCGGCCATGGCGCTTTCCATGCTCGTCGAGGTGGCCAAGCTTCCGGGGTCGAGCCCGGAGACGCTCGAAGGGCTGAATGAGCCGGTGCCCACACCGATCGCAATTTGCAGGAGCTTCACCACGATCATCTTGGCGATGAGTTGGATCAGGTACTTGATGATCGCAGTGACCATCCCGCGGAAGGCCTCGCGGATCGACATCGTTCCGCTGATGACGTTGACGAAGAAATCTTCCATCGCCCCGGAGACGGTCTCGATCGCGCCGCCGAGGTTCATCTTGATCATGTCGGCCCAGGATTGGGTCAGGTTGTGCGCTTCGCGAAAGTTCTGGACGGCCGCATTCCAGGCGTCGTTGAAGCTCTGCGGAATGATCGCTTCACCGTTGAGGCTAGCTTTGAGCTCCTCGGTGTTGTTCTTGAGCGAGACGATCCTGTCGTTGAGCTCCGAGAGTGATTTGAGTGACGGATCGACGTTCGCCAACAGGTCACGCTGCTTTGCCGCGTCTGTGATCTCCGAAATCTGCTCGTAGGCGGACTTCAGCTTCTCCAGCTGGCTCAGCTGGACCGCGATCTGATCACGATCACGCTGGTCCGCCGCGCGCGCGGCGTCACGCTGGACGTTGGCACGCACGTAGTCCGGCACCTTGCCCTGGAGATCGGCACGGTCGAGCGCCTTGACCCTGGCTTCGGCCAGGCGAAGCTTGTGGTCTGCCGTCTCTTCCGCGGCTTTCGCCACCCGGTCGATGGCGTCGACCATGATATCCAGCGCCTTGCTGATCTTCTCGCCGACGTCGCGGCCGACCTTCTCGCGCTTGGCATCGATCTCCCGCTGGAGATCGTCCATCATCTCCTTGCCCTTCCCGGTGTTCGGATCGAGCTTCAGCTGATGGATCTGATCCTTGACCTGCTCGGTGCGGTCCTCCACCCACTTGTCGAGCGCCTCGTTTACGCGGTCGAGGTTCTTGCCGATCTGCTCCTTGGTCAGCGTTCGGGAGCTGCGAATGAAGAGCGAACCGTCCCCCTCGGTGCCGGCTGAGCTCGCGGTCTTGGTGATAGCTTTGATCGCGTTCTCGAGCTCGGCTTCGTCGGCTTTCAGCCGTAGTGAGTTGAGAGCGCGGTCCTGGCGATCTGCAAGGTGGCCTCCTCCCCTCTTCTTTGACTCCGGCGCCGACGGCGAGCTGCCGCTTCCGATGTAACCCTCGGCTTGCTCGATGAGCTGAGCGAAGGCTTTTTGCCCCGTCGGGGACGCACCCTTTGCCTTGTTCGTGAGCGAAGCGATCGCCGCCCTGATGACCGAGTCCGGTTGACCCGGGAGCGCCGACACCATTGCCTGCAGCTCTTGGCCCTCCTTACTCGAGAGCCCCCGGACGACGTCGAGCTGCTCGCGCGATCCGGTGGACGCGCGCATCGCAGTCACGCCCTTGTCGAGCGCGACCGAAAAGTCGGTGACAAACTTGCGAAGTTCAGCAGGCAGATTGTTCGAAACGTCGAACAGCTGGCGACGCAGCGTGTCGTTGCCTGGGGCGGCGACAACGCGACGATAGAGATCCTGCACGTTCTTCGGCAGGCGAGCAAAGGTTCCGTCCGAGAGCCCCGTCTGGGTGATGGAGTTCGCCTCGCCACGGAAGGCATCAGCCTGTTGACGACCGGTGATTGCCTGTGCCTGCAGCGCCTGGCCAAGTGCCCTGAGTTGTTCAAGCCGGTAGGCACGCACAGCACTCGTCAGCTGATCCCAGGTCGGGATCATCGTGCCGTTGAGGTAGCCGGCGAGGCCTTGGAACCGACTGGTCAAGGTCGCGACCTCAGCCTGCATCGCGAGCTGGTTGGACCTCAGCTCCTTCTGGCGGATGTAAACGCGCTGGGTTGCGTCATCGAGTGACGACAAGACATTTCGCTGCTTGCCGACGGCATCCGACGCCTTGTTGTAGGCCGTCGAGGTCTCTTCGATCGTGTCTGCATGTGCCGCTTCGACATCAGCGAGATCATCAAGCGTCTGCTTGTAGACACGCATTTCCTGGCTAACGGCACGAGCCTCTTCAATCTTGCCATGGAGAAACAGCTGCTCGTACCGCTCGCTGAGCTCATTCAGATGCTTGTCCGCGGCCGCGTCGTTGATTGACTTCAGGAGATCACGAACCGCCTCGGTGGCGGGCTTGATCCCGTTGTTGACGCCGTCGTTGATCGTGTTCTTGAACCGTTGCCACTCGGCCGAGAGCGAGTCCTGTCCCTTCGCCGCAGCTTCGGCCGATTGGCCGATCTGGTTCTGGGCAATGATCTGCTCATTGATCTCGTTGCGATTATTGCGAAGGACGAGGTAAGCGGCGGCGGCGCGTGTCTCGAGCGTCTTGTAGGCTGCGGCGCTGTCGAACCCGGCCGCAGCGAGCCGACTAAGAACCTCCGGCAGACCGAGCTGGTCGACGTCGATGTCCTTCATCGTCAGGCCGAGATGCTTCATCTCCTCGGCCAGCTTCTTCGTCGGGGTCTGGAGATCGACCAGGAACTGGCGGATGCCCGTGCCGATCGTAGAACCGGACTTGATGCCCGCGTTGGCCATGGTGGCCATCACGGCGGTCAGCTCCTCGAAGGTGATCTTGTTCTCATGCGCGGTCGCACCGGCATACTGAATGCCGAGCGCCACCTGTTGGATATTGAGCTTCGTGCGGTTGAGGGCCGAGGCCAGGACGTCATTGATGTGCGCCGTATCGCTCGCCTGCAGCTGGAAGGCGCCGATAGCGGCCGTGACGACGTCCGTCGCTTCAGCGATCGACACACCCGACGCGGTCGCGAGCTGTGAGATGCCTTTGAGCGACTCTCCGATCTCAGATTGGTCGAAACCGGCCTGCGCGAGCACCGTCGCGGCCTGGACGAGGTCCAAGGTTGAGAAGCGGGACTCCTTGCCGACCTGGGCGATCGTCTCGGCCAGCTCTTTCTGCTGCGTCGAAGTCGCACCGGAGATCGCGCCGAGCTTGGCGATCGAGTCCTGGAACTTGATCGAGTAATCGACACCGTCCCGGAGCGCGCCAATGGTCGAATAGATCGCGAGCGCAGCGCCACCGTAAGCAGCGGTACGGGCGATGATTCCGCCGATCCCAGCGCTGCCAAACAGCTGCGGCCTTTGATTCGCCGCAGCGGCTTGCTTCTGCCCCATCGCGATGTTGCGCTCGTTCTCGGCCGTGAGCGCCCGGACCCGGCCCTGGATGACCGCCAGTCTCGCCTCATCGACCTTGAGCAGCCGCTCGGCCTCGATCTTCTCCTGACCGGTGGCGACGCGCGTGCGCTCGATCTGATAAGTGATGCGGGACTCGATCTCGGCTTGGCGGGCTTTAGCCGCGCCCAGGCTCAGGTTCGCGGCGAGCGCACGCTCGTCGGAGCGCGCATCGCGGACGTTGAGACCTTGATTGATCGTGGCATCACTGCGCGCGACCTTGGCCGCTGACGTTTCCTCAGCCTTGAGCCTCTGTTCGACGAGCTTGTTCCGGTCCTGCTCGACCGAAAGCATTTGGAGGACTTGACGGCGTTCCTCCTCGGTACCGGTGTTGCGTCGCGCGCGAAGGCTGGCGATGTTCGCCGCCGAGGCGGCGCGGATGTCCTCGAGCTCCTTGACGCCCTTCGCTTCTGCGACCTGCTGCTTCGCTAGATCCTTGAATGCTTTGACATTGTTCTGCTCACGCAGCCGATCGCGCTCGCGATCCGCAGTCAGCTGAACCGTGTTGAGCCGAGCAACGCGCTCCTCGCCGACCTTCTCGAGCCGGCGCTCCATGCTCTCGCGAGAGTTGTAGCGGTCGCGATCGTACTGGGCCCAGAGCTGGGCTTCCTGCCGGGAGCGATTGTTCGCGGACTCAGCGGCGCGCTTGTCGATCGCAGCGTAGGCCGCATCGATCTGCTGCTGCTTGATGAACTGAGGGCTGCTCTTCTGCTGAGCCTCGAGCCGCCTGGTGAAGCTGTCGATCGTGCCAGCGACCTTGTTGACCTTCTGAAGCTCGCCCTGGAGCTTTCCACCGAAGGCGTCCGCTGCCTGCCTGGAGCGGAGCATGATCGTGTCGATGTGCTTTTGGATGCCGGCGATGCGGGCGTCGATAAGGTCGAAGGCAGCTTTGATCTGGGAGCCGTCGACCCCCAGAAAGACATCTTGTTCGACGGTGCCGTCCGACATCCTCCGGTCTCAACCGGAGTGGGGCACTTATTTCACGGCTTCGCTGTGGATTAGGCGTCCACCACGCTCAGATTGCGCGGTGGACGCCCACCAAACCCCTTCGGGGAGATGCCGGATCACCTCCTTTCGCAGCCTAAGCTTTTTGTTCGGTATGACCGGACAATCAGCCGCAACAGCAAAATCGGGTCAACCAATCCGAAGGCCGGCATTGATATTGGCGATCGCCTGCTCAAACGTCGCGCCCTTCGCCAGGTCGTTATACTCCCCGATCTGAGGCACACCGTCACTCGATCCAGCGCTACTGCCATCACCGAACGCCTGGTTCACCACCGCGGCGACGGCCGTGTACTGGCAGAGCATCTTGGCGCTGAGCTCTCCGAGCTTCAATTTCACACGGTTGACGAGCTCGTAGAAACTGAGGCGCCAGAAAAGTTCATCGAGATCACCCTCGTCGATCTCGAACGCCCAACAGAGGCTTTCTTCGAAGCTTAGTTCTCTGAACCACTCGTCGAGGGGGCGGGTTGGTCCGACGCTTCGGTCAGCGTTCCCTTGAACGCTTCGCCTAACCGCTTCAGTCCGCCCGCCGAGGTCGCGAAAAAATAGAGCATGTGCCCCACGACCCACTGCAAGAGTTTATCGATTTCGTCCGGGTCATCGAGCCCGATCTCATCGACCGGTTTGAGCTCCTTGTCCGGCTCGGTGACCATCTTCTTCGTCGGCGTCATGCACCGACGGATGATGTAGTCCCGGGTGTACGGATCGGCCGTGACAGTATCGAGGACCGTCATAGGGTCGGGCGTCGCGCGCTGGAGATCGTTGAAGAGCCCGTAGGTCATCTTGATCTCGTACTCGGTGTCGTCCTCGAGCTTGACCGAAACCTTGAGCGCGGGCCGTTCGATCCCGTGAGCGGTTGCGGCCGTCATGCCCGCACCGCCGGATCTTGCTGAACGATCCGGTCCATGATCATCGACCGGAGCGCATCGCTGAGATCGATGTGCTTGCCCATGCCGAGGCGCAGGAGCCTGTTGGCGAGCTGGTTGAGGGGAATGGCCTCGCTCTGCGCCATCTCGGCGAGCTCGAGGTAAAACTCAGTCGACACCCGGAGGGTGAAGCTGCGGTGGGATTGCTTGGACACGGTGGCTCCTTGTTCTGGAGCTCGAGCTTTATGGTGGACCGCGGTTGCCGGTGTAGGTCGTGCTGTGGATTAGAGCGGATTGACGAACTTCCGGTCGCTCGCTGTCGCTTTATCGAAGCGGATATGCGCGCCGAGGCCCTCTTCGATCCGGCGCATCACGGCGTTCGGGATCGCGCGCGTGAGCACGAACCCGAGGAAGGGCTCGATCGTGTGACGGTAAGGCACGAAGTTCTTCGCCTGGGAGCTGCCGGCCAGGTTCCTCGCGATGCGGTTCGGGAAGAGCCCGATGAGCCCTGTCTTCCGCCCGTCGGGAGCCATGGCGTCAATATCGCCTGCGCGTAGCGCCGGCAGCATCGCCGGCGTGATGCGTTCCATCGCTGACACACGGATGCTCGCGACGTGGACGCGCAGCACGCCCCCGGTGTTCGACGGTCCTCCGACGTCCAGGCGATTGAGATGCATCAGGCGTTCCGCGGCCGACTTCTGACTGCCTGCTGTCCGCATCGCGTCCTTGAGGCTCATGTTCTCGTGCCGGTGAACATCGATCCTGATAGGTCCGAAGACGTCGGTCCAGAAGGCTCCTCGACCCATGTTTTTGGAGAGCCGCCCCTTGTGGTCGAACCAGCGCCTGTGTCCGACCTCACGCACCTTGCGCGCGAGGTATGAACGCTTGCGTGGGGCCCAGCTCGTGCGAAGCCGATAGGTGGCGTCTTTCGAGAAGCCAGGTGCGAATGTCGAGGCCGGCGTCAGCGTGCCGTACTGGCCGGTTCGGTCACCCGACAGTCCGATCGTGTACTGCTTGTAGAGCCTGGCCATCTTCGAGATTTCGGCGAAGACGTCGGCGTTCAGCCGCTGAGCTATCCGGGCCTTGACGTTGTCCCACATCTTGTCGGCGGCGTTGATCGCAACGTCCTGGACGATAACGTCCGCAAAGCCGCGGATCTTCTCTCGCGTGCGTACGCCCGTGCGGAAGTTGAACGTCAACCGCAGCTTGGTTGGCCTTGCTCTTGACGTCGTCATGACTCACCGATCCTCGAATGCAGAAGCTTTTCAGCACCCTGTACAAGTCCGTTGTCCGGGCCACTGGCGATCTGGTCAAGGATGTGCAGACCACGGTGGACGATACCGCCGAATATTGGGATTGGGAGAACCGTGCCGATGAGGACAAGCTTCCTCGCGTCACGCTGATCGGCGTGAACGGCTTCCACTTCAAAGAGAACAACGGTCTCTGGATCATCAGCTTCGGGATCACGCTCTCGACCGTCGACGACGACAATCTGCTGCGCGAAGCAGACATCATCGACATGATCCACGATCGGTTCGGTGAGAAGAAGAAGATCGCCCTGCTCGATCCGGTCGATGCGTCGCAGACCAGCGAGCTTTGGTCGTCAGACTTCGAGGTGATGCCGATGGGGCAGACCCAGGTGCGAAACTATCGGCCGATCGGCATCGAGCTCCGACGCACCGGAACCTAAAAGCTTACTGCGCTTCGCCTACGATCGGGTCAGATCGAACGACGGTGACGAGAAGCGCGCCCAACTCCGCGGTTTCATCGAATGTCGGGTCAACAGCCGTGTATGCCTGGGCGACAAGGTCGTTGAGCTGGGCCCGGAGCTCGTCCCATTTGATCGAGGCACGCTGAAACTGATCGGTGCCCGAGCTCTGTTTTGCTGCAAGACGGATCTGAAGCGAAGGGATCAGCATCAACGCGGCAAGCGCCTCGATGCCATCACGGGCGACGAGCGCCTCGAGTCCGCCGGCGGCAACAACCGCTGTCAGATTGGCCTCACCGATCGTGTCCTGGAAGCGCGAATAGGCGCCGACCAGGTCGATCGTGTCGTCCTCGACCTCATGGGGTTCGACGCCAAGCTTCCGGCGAACG